CGTATCATTTGGTCACTTCAAGGACGGTTTGAGCATGGCAGGATTGTGCTGAACTCCGAGGAGGATTGGGACGAATTTAAAGATCAACTCTTGATGTTCCCATCCCAAGGTGTGCATGATGACCTACCTGATGCCCTATCGTACATTGACCAACTGGCTGTCACCTCATACTTCCAAGATGACCAAGAAGATGAGTGGGAGCCTCTAGACATAATTTCGGGGATATAAATGGCAACTGGGTTATTAGGTGGAGTTCTACCCTATATCTACTCTAGAGCAGATGCCTTAAAGCGCACTCTAGGAGATGTTGTCTCCAGTCCTATGGCTTCTGCTGAACAAGTAGTAAACAATGCAAATGATCGTGCAAGATACCTTAACCAGTTACAAGCACAAGTTGCATCCCAAGGAGTAAAGGGCTTAACAAGTCCTCAAGGCCAAGAGTTAGCTAACCTGTACACACAAGCCTACAACCCTGCTGGAATATTTATTGGGTCAAAAGCCAAAATTTGGAATAAAGCTAATGCTGAAAAATTTCTAGATTTAGAGGTTCAAGGACTATCTCCAATTGAGATATGGAAAAAAACAGGAACATTCAGAACACCAGATGGAGTCTTGAAGCAAGAAATTCCTGACAATTTAGCAAAACTAAGGGCTGATTTCAATGCTGCAATTGCCAATAAAGCTAATGACTACAAAGGTGGCATTGAAGGAGAAATAGGAGGAATGCTCCAATATTCTGAATTGTTCAAAGCCTATCCTGATTTATTGACAAGTTTAAGATACACAGTTAACAAACAACCAGACTGGCTTCCAGAAAGTGCCGCTGGCGCTCAATACAGCAAAACAATTGGTGGAAAAGAAAAAATATCTACCTCTACAAAAACAGAGGAAGATGCTTTGTCAAAACTAATGCACGAACTGCAACACGCTGTCCAAACAAGAGAAGGATGGCAATCTGGCGGGTTAGAGTCTCAGTTTAAAGATACTCCAGCAATGAGTGCATTTGACCAATATCGTGCATTGGCTGGTGAAGTAGAGGCAAGGGCTGTTCAGGCTAGAAGAACAATGACTCCAGAACAAAGACAACAAACTTTCCCTTTGTCAAATTATGACTTGCCAATAGAATCGGTTACATATGGTGACCCATTTGGCAATACAACAAGGTAAGACTATGGCAACAGACAAACAAGTGAAGTTAGAACAGAACCAGTTTTATCAGCCAACAGAGGCTGACAAGGAAATCACTGCATTTGTTGTTGACCATTGCCAACGCTGGCGTGATTACCGTGATGTCAACTTCCTCCCTGACTGGTTGGAATACGAACGCATCTTCCGTGGTCAATGGGCTTCTGAGGACAAGACTCGTGAATCAGAGCGTAGCCGTATCGTCACCCCCGCTACCCAACAAGCCGTAGAAACCCGCCATGCTGAGATCATGGAAGCTATCTTCGGTCAAGGCGATTTCTTCGACATTGAAGACAATATCCAAGACATAGGTGGAAACCCTATAGACGTTGAGTTAATTAAGGCTCAACTGATGGAAGACTTCAAGAAAGACAAAATCAGAAAATCTATCGACCAGATCGAGTTGATGGCTGAAATCTATGGAACAGGTATTGGCGAGATCATCGTCAAGACTGAGAAAGAGTACATCCCATCCACTCAACCTATCCCTAATCAGATGGGTCAAGCCGCTATTGGGGTGATGGAGAGGGACAGAATTGGCGTGAAGATCATGCCTATCAATCCTAAGAACTTCTTGTTTGACCCTAACGGCACATCCATTGATGACTGTATGGGTGTGGCTATTGAGAAGTATGTCTCAATCCACAAGATTGTGGCTGGTATCGAGAAGGGCATCTACCGCAAGGTAGACATCACTCCTACCTATGAAGACACTGATCTTGAGCCTACCCAAGAAGTTTCTCAGTACCAAGACGAGAAGGTGCTTTTGCTGACCTATTATGGTCTTGTGCCTCGTGAGTACTTGAACAACATGAAGGAAAACAAAGAGATTGTTGAGTTGTTTCCTGAGAATTCAGCGGCTGAAGACTACACCGACATGGTGGAAGCCATTGTGGTGATTGCCAACGATGGTTTATTGCTCAAAGCCGAAGAAAACCCCTACATGATGAAAGATCGTCCAGTCTTGAGTTATCAAGATGACACGATTCCTAACCGTTTGTTGGGCCGTGGCACGGTGGAAAAAGCCTTCAATATGCAAAAAGCTATTGATGCTCAGACCCGCAGTCACTTGGATTCACTGGCACTGACAACTAGCCCCATGATTGCTATGGATGCAACTCGTTTGCCAAGGGGTATGAAGTTTGAGATCAAGCCAGGCAAGGCGATGCTCACCAATGGCGCACCTTCTGAGATCATTTTCCCCTTCAAGTTTGGTGAAACTAGCCTGAACAACCTCAATACTGCCAAGGAATTTGAGCGTATGTTGTTGCAGGCCACTGGAACACTGGACTCCAATGGCATGGTCACCAGTTCCGCTAGGGATGGTGGTGGTATGTCTACAGCAGTAGCCACTATCATCAAGAAATACAAGCGAACACTAGTCAATTTCCAAGAAGACTTCCTGATTCCGTTCATCAAGAAGGCTGCTTTCCGCTATATGCAGTTTGACCCAGAGCGTTACCCCTCTGTGGACATGAACTTTGTGCCAACTGCTACCTTGGGCATCATTGCTCGTGAGTACGAACAACAGCTATTCATTGGTTTGTTGCAGACTCTTGGCCCGAACACCCCTGTTCTGCCTCTGATTCTCAAAGGAATCATGCAAAATTCTAGTTTGACCAACAGATTTGAGTTGATTGCCAAACTTGACGAGATGATGCAACCAAATCCTGAGCAACAGCAGATGGAACAGATGCAGCAGCAGTTGGCTATGCAAGCGGCACAGGCTCAGATTGCAGTTAATACGACTCAAGCTGAACAAAATCGTGCAGAAGCTACAAAACTGTCAATTGAAGCTCAGTTAATGCCTCAAGAAGTGCAAGCCAAGAACATGGCGGCGGTCACAAAGAATCTTCCAAACGAAGATGATGCCGCATCTCGTGAGTTTGACAAGAGAGTTAGGATTGCTGAATTGATGTTGAAAGAAGCAGACATCAAAAACAAGTCTAAGATTGTTGAATTGCAGATGGCAGAGAAAAACAACAAGATGGCTGGCATGGAACAAGACTTTCTTGAACAACTCTCAAAACAATTGAGTTCTGCTCAGACTGGAACTGAATAATGGATGTAGAAAACCTAGCCAAGGAGTTAATCCTTAAGAACATGACTCCAGAGCAGCAAATGGCTGTTTTGGATTCTGTTCGTTCTTCTGTTGCTCAAGCCAAAGAAGTGCAAAAGCGAAAGATTGGTGAGAATGTTGACTTGGTTGTTCAGGCTCTAAAGAAGATTGAATCTGACATTCGTTCACGTTTTGATGATGTGGGTAATTCCATTGAAAAGCGTGTGGCATCCATCAAAGATGGTCGTGATGGTATCAACGGCAAGGATGGACGAGATGGAAAAGATGGAAGATCAGGCAAAGATGGCGCTAAAGGTGATCGAGGTGACGCTGGTCGAGATGGGCGTGATGGAGTGGATGGTACTGACGGTGTTTCTGTTACCGCTGCTCGCATTGATTTTGACGGTAGCCTTGTTATTACATTGTCTTCTGGTCGTGAACTCAATGTTGGTGAAGTTGTTACTCCTGACCTTGCAGAACGCATCAAAGTCATTACTAATGGTGGCGGTACTTCTCAGTCTGTACTTGATACTCTAGACTCATTACAGGCACAGATCAATGCTATTAGCATTCCTAGCCAAACAGGTAATTCAGGTAAGTTCTTAACCACTAATGGAACTGCTCTTTCTTGGGGTTCTGTTGCTGGTGTTTTGACTTATCAAGGCACTTGGAATGCTACAACCAATACACCCACACTGACATCTAGCGTTGGTACAAGTGGTTATTACTATGTTGTTGCCACTGCTGGTTCAACTGATCTGAATGGCATTACTGATTGGCAGATTGGTGACTGGTTGATTTTTAATGGTTCTGCTTGGCAGAAGATTGACCAAACAAATTTGGTTGTAAGTGTTGCTGGTAGAACTGGCGCTGTTACCTTATCAAATACTGACATCAGTGGTTTGGGTACGATGTCTACCCAGAATGCTAGTTCTGTAGCTATTACTGGTGGAACTGCAACTCTTACAAGTCTGACAACTCCAACTGTTCAAGCAACAAACTCAGGTGGTTTAAGCCTCAAAAACTCTGCTGGTACGACCCAGTTAAGCATGGGTGGTGGAGGTGGGGATAATTTATCACTGCTTGTATCAACAAATATCAATGGAACAAATGCACAAATTGATATTAGCCCAACGGGTACAGGTCATGTCCACATAAAGCCCACAGGCGTTAACTCAATTGAGATTGCTCCTACTTATGTTGGCGAAATAGAAAACATGACCATAGGTGCAGTAACGCCTAAATCGGGCACATTTACTACCTTAACAGCTACTGGCACTACAACATTAGCTAATGGGGCAATTCTTGGTACTCCAGCATCAGGAAATTTGGCTAATTGCACATTTCCCACACTGAACCAGAATACTACTGGTAGTGCCGCAACACTGACAACAGCAAGAGCCATCTATGGAAATAACTTTGATGGTTCTGCCGCATTAACTCAGGTAATTGCATCTACTTATGGTGGTACAGGGAACGGGTTTACTAAGTTTACTGGTGCTACTACAGCAGAAAGAACATACACATTACCTGATGCAAGTTCTACTATTGTTGTTCAAGGAGGTGCATTAGGTACTCCATCAAGCGGTACTGTTACTAATCTAACTGGTACTGCTTCAATTAACATTAACGGCACTGTAGGGGCTACTACACCTGCGGCTGGCACATTTACGAGCCTGTCCGACTCTGGAAATTTAACATTCACAGGTACAGGCAACCGCATCACTGGTGACTTCAGTAATGCGACTATTGCGAACCGTGTGGCGTTTCAGACGAGTACGTCCAACGGGAATACGATTCTTGAGGTCATTCCAAACGGAACTGGAAACAGCACATCAATACTTTGTGAAACAGACGCTGGTTTGGTAAATACTAGCTTTGCCCAAGTTCTGGCAGCAACAACAGAAATATCTTTTCGATCTGGAATTCGTGGCACTGGTACTTATCAGCCCATGACCTTTCACACCGGAGGCAGTGAGAGGATTAGGGTTGATACCTCTGGTAATGTGGGGATTGGTATTTCGCCAGCAACAAAGTTGGATGTTCTTGGTACTATATGGTCACGCAGCGGTGGCTCGTCTGGTGCTGTTGCTGCGCTTTCATCTGATGCCACATCAGGGGCTAACGGTATAACGTTAGAGGCAACTTTTACAACGGGCGGTTACGGCCCCATTAAATTTAAAACTAATAACGCAGAATCTATGCGTATCAACTCCTCCGGCAACGTGGGGATTGGTACGAATTCGCCGACAACAAAACTTACAGTAGGTTCTATTGCCGCAGGAACTATAGAGGCTACTTACAAAGGCAATATTAGAATAGAAGGAACAGAGACAACCATTGAATCGCAAGGTGGTCTTGAGTTCAAGATGACCTCTGATGGCTATGGCGCAAAGATACAAACAATTTCCTCAGGTGGTACAAATTTAGCTTTTGCAACACGCAATAACTCTGCCACATGGACAGAACGTATGCGTATCGACCCCAGCGGCAATGTGGGGATTGGCGTTGTTCCATCAGCGTGGTCAAGCACTAAAGCTATTGAGGTTGGTTCTTTAGGTACAGCCTTATGGTCAAGTGGTGCTGGTTCAACATCGTTGTCGGCTGGAGCTTATTACAACTCTGGTTGGAAATATGCAAATTCAACAACAAAACCAGCAATAATTGATTGGGATACTGCGGGGAAAATAAATACATTCACAGCAACTGCAACTGGCACAGCAGGTAATGCAATAACTTTTGTTACAGGCCCTTTTGTTGCCAATGGTGGAATAAGCTGGACTAACGGCTCATCTGATGCTAGGTTAAAAAAGAACTTTGAAATTTCTCAAGGTCTTACAGAACTTTTGCAAATTGAGCCTGTCAAATTCCACTTTGATTGGGAGGAAGACGGCGCACCAAAACGTCTTGGATTTAAAGCACAAAACTTATTGCCTTTGATTCCTGAAATGGTTGTTGAAAAAGAGGACAAGGCAGAAGATGGCACACCTTATTTGACTATTACGCCTGATTACATACTGCCTGTTTTAGTTAAAGCTATTCAGGAACAACAAGCCCTCATCACCACCCTGACTGACCGCATCACAGCACTGGAGCAAGCATGACAACAATCACATGGAAAGCTGAACAACTTGAACGCAACACATCAGATGGCTTAGTCACCACTGTTTTCTGGAGGGCAAATGCTGTTGATGAAAACTACACAGCTACCGCCTATGGTTCTGTAGGATTGCAACGAGGTGAGTCCTTTGTTGACTACGCCACCTTGACAGAATCACAAGTTATTGATTGGGCTAAAGATAAACTAGAAGTGGCTGAGATTGAAGCCAACCTTGAGGCTCAAATTGAGATTCAGAAGAATCCTATTAAAGCTACAGGAGTGCCTTGGTGACACCTGAACTTCAACGCTATTACGAGTCCCGCTTTGACATGATGAGCATGGAGGGCTGGAAGGACTTGACTATTGACATTGACAATATGATAGAGTCCTTGAATAATATAAGCGTTATTCCTGATGAAAAGACCTTGATGTTCAGAAAAGGTGAACTTTCCATCTTGACTTGGCTGAAAACCTTGAAAGAGGTCAGCGAACGAGCCTACGAGGAATTGAATGAAAAGAATGTATGAATTTGTCTGTGAAAACGGACACAAGATTGAACGGTATTGTGTTTATGAGACTCAATCTGTTCAGTGTGAGTGCGGTGGTTCAGCCAGTCGCACAATCTCTGCTCCAAGCATTAACTTGGAAGGTTGGTCAGGTCATTTTCCATCTTCATGGATGAAATTTGACAAGAAACACCAAGACAAGTTAGTAGCAGAGCGTAAAACCACAACATAAGCATTTATGCCGTTGTGATCTCCTAGAACCCAAAAGTGGCAGGAAAAAGGAAAAAACAATGTTGATTGATAACCCAGACGAGTTGCAAAGTGAATTAGAAGTCGTTGAAAAGCAG